AACTATTGAAAGATACAAAACACAATCAAATGCTCAAAAAGATGGTTTGTTTAAACTTGTTGGTTTGAACGTAGATGCAGAATCATACAAGCCAGTAGGAGAGGGGGGCTATGAACCTAAAGACATTGATAGCCTTGACGAAACTCCTGAAGATAATTCAACATATAACTTCCCACCAAGCTTTAATTTTAAATCTTTAGATAGAAATGCTCTTTTGGGCCTACTTAGCCTTCCAGAGGGTTCATTAGATGATAGAACTTTAGAGAAAATAGATAAAGCGTTGAGTGATCAGGAGTAAAATAAATGGCTGAATCAATAATATCTACCAATACATCTTCCAGTGTCAATAAAAACACATTATTAGATGAGCTAAGAGCAAAACATAATGTTAAAATGTCTAATTCGCAAAAAGCTAGGCTTATTGCTCAAGGAGCTGCTCTAGGTTTTGGTGATGAAATTGAAGCAGCCATTAGAGCAATGTCTCCTAATGTTACATATTCCGAAGCTATAGATGAAATTAGATCATCGATAAGCGAATCAAAAGAAGCATTCCCATTACAGTCGGTTGGTTACGAAATTGGAGGAGCATTGATACCGGGTCTTGTTGCCGCGCCATTTACAGGTGGTGGAAGCCTTATTCCAACAATGGGCCGTGCTGCTGCTATTGGTGCTGCTGAAGGAGCTATTTACGGTATTGGAACTGGAACGGATGCAGAAAGCAGACTTACAGAAGGAGCTAAAGGAGCATTAACAGGAGCGCTCGTTAACCCTGCTGTTCAAAAAGGGTTCCAAGTTGCAACAGGTGGAGCTAAAGGATTAGTAAATTATTTAAGAAATAAGTTTGGAAACAAACTAGCAAAGCCTGTTGAAGATGAGGTCATGCGTATAGTAGAGGCTTCTGGGCTTTCGGTGGATGAAATATTATCTAGAATTGCTGATGGTGAAATATTCCCAGATATGTCTGGAACTGTTTTATCTGAACTTCGTGGTTATGCAGCGCAAGGTGGCAAAGGCAGAGCAGTTATTGAAAATACAGTAAGAGATCGCAGCGGAAAACTCAGAGATGAAGCGGTTTCCGAATTACAAGCAGGATTATCTCCAAATGTTCCTGTAGGTAACATTACAATGGCGTTCAATAATAACTTAGACAAATTAAAAAAACTTGAAAGCCAAGCGTATAAAGATTTATTTTTAGACCCACAAAATAATCCTACAATTATCCCAGATAATTTATCATCTGGTTCAAACAGAAGCCCAGAGGTAATTGAAAAGATTCAAGTTGCCCAACAGCTTTCTGCCGTATCTGAAGAATTGCTTCAAGACTTTCCGTTTCTTCGGACAAAAGTTAACGCTATTTTTAAAGCAAAAAAAATGCCGTTGCCGTTTGAAGTTAATGATGGCGTTTTGTCTTTAACCCGTCCACTTGACTTGGAAACAGTTGAGATTATGCGCCGAGCATTAGCAGAAAATGCAGACAAACTATTTAAAGGTAATGACAAAACTTTATCCATTGCCAGAGGTGATCGTGAAAAAGAACTGCGTTCTTTGATTGATCAATTTTCTGAGCCTTTAAAACAAACAAGAGAAAACTGGTCAAAAATAATGAAAACCAAAGAAACTTTTGACCAAGGTAAAAAAGCTTTATCCATGAAACCAGAAGATCTTGAAGAAATGGTTTTCAATATGGACCCACAATATTTAGACGCATTAAGAGCAGGATTCGCAACTTCCATAAAATACAAAGCTGGTGCTGGCGCGAGACAAACTTTAATTGGCAAGCTGGACGATCTTAGGTCTAACGAAAGAATGGTATTAGAAGCTCTTTACCCAGATGAAAATTTGGAATCGATTGCAGATAAAATATTAAAATCTCGTCAGGCATTTACTACCGAAGCAGGATCTATTTCTGGAAGCCAAACAGCATTTACACAGCAAGCTGTAAAGCGGCAGGGAAGTGCTGGTAATTTAGCAGATATGGCAGATATTGTTGGAAGTACAATTACAGGTAATGTAACAGCAGCCACTTTATCAGCAGGCAGAGTTATTAAAAGAAGTTTGGGTAAAGAGGCAGAATCTTTAACTGAAGATCAAATAGAAAAAATAGCCAGAATTTTAGTAACAGAAGATCCATCTGTATTTGAGGCAGCAATCAATAATGTTGAAGGGCGCGAAAAACTTATTTCTCGTATTTTGAAATTAACCAGAATGGTCGCTGGAGGTACAGGTAGCTCTGCAATTGTGGCTGGCGATGAAATGGTTGGGGATACACTGGCTGATATGTCTGGGGTTTCACCAGCCAACGCAAAAACTCTTCCACAAGTTAATCTTCCAAGTCCATTCGGCACAGACAATCCGTTTCTGTATAACCAAGAAACTGGCGAAGAATATGGTACAGTTGCTTCAGGCGCTTTAGAATCTTTAATTCAAACAATGTCTCCGACAGCTAAAGAAAAAGTGCAAAACGCAGCACAGTAAATTTGTATGATATGCGCTTTAACTAGTGTTTTAATCGGCGTTATGACTTACGGAGATCTGTATACAGTGTGTATATATAGATGCCCATATTCTATATCTCCAAGATATTATTATTATCCACACATTATTTATATAGATTATGGTTTAAACTGTCCAAGCCACTCTAAGGTGACGTAATGATTGAAATCGGTATAGCTATATCAAGCGGAGTCAGTGCTTTCAATATGCTCAAAAAAGGGATGCAAGTCGGAAAAGATTTGCAGGACATGGGCGGTCAGCTTTCTCAGTGGGCTGGTGCGATGTCCGATTTAGACTTCCTAGAGAACAAGAACAAGAACCCCAGCGTGTTCCAAATCTTAGGTGGTGGTGTTGAGTCAGATGCGATGGAAATATTCGCCGCCAGAAAACGCTTTACGGCCATGCGCGATGAATTAAAAGCATATATTTCAACGGTTTACGGGCCATCACATTGGGATGAGCTTTTGTCAATCGAAGCAGAAATCAGGGTTCAGAAACGGGAGAACGAGTACAAGAGACTTGAGATGGTGCAGTCCATTAAAGAGTGGGCGGCTGGAATAACCTTGTTTTTTGTGTTAGTAGGTGGTTTGTTTGGATTTATATTTTTAGTCCAAATTTCTTAGGCTGCATTTAAAATTACATCTTCCATTTCTGCCCAGTCTTTTTTCTTTAGATTACCGCGCTTGCTCCATGTTGCACGGCTCATAAAATCTTTAGCTGTAGGCTTATTCATAAGGTCTTTGCATGTTTCTCCCCAAAACAAACAAGTAAAATCCTTACCAATTTTAACCAGCACCCAAGCACTACCCCCTTGTTCTATGTAATTAGACAGCCAATTGACTTGCTCCAGACGCAATCCAGTGGTCACACGCTTACCAAACTTATCAATGTGTATCAGCTCCATAAAGCCATTGTTATGCTTTCCATCGCCAATATAGAAAGTGTTAGGCATTCCCTGTTTTCCAACAACTGGAAATAAAGACATGCTTGTATTATCACGTAAGTTAATTTTTAAATTTTCTATACTCATTAGAAGCTCCTCCAAAACTCTTCTTCCATATCCATGCGGCAGTTCTTTTCAATCCATGCTGTGACGCGCTGGGGTAGCCGTACAGATCCCTTACGATGATCAGCCAAGTACCAATCATCAATTCCCAGATCAACGTCACGGTGGCATACATGGCCCTCCATAGCTAAAGGGATATCAATCCCTTTAACTTTTACTGTCATATGATGTGTGTGGGGAGTCATATTATATCCCCCAGTTTTCTGCACAGATTGGACCAATGCCACGCTCGATGCTTTCTTTGTTAGTCAGTTCACGGCCACAGCAAGCGCACGTTCCTGTTGTGCGGCCATAAGCTACGGCTGATGACAGTGGGTCAGCGGCCAGAGCTTGGAGCGCTGTAGTGATGCTGTCAGGCGCTGATCTCATCTTGTGAAATTCACCACTCATTACTTTGCCGTAATACTCTGCTTCATAATCAGATCCAGCTTTTACATAAATAGCGCCTGCGTTTTTGCTATTTGCGCCAGCTAATGAAAGAACCATACCGTCGAGGCGTAGCTTTGGTGATTTTTTACCAGCAGTTTTTGCGTTAGAAAAAATTTCTTCGACACGCGCCAAATCAACTTTAGCTTTTGGAGCAGCGTCTGCGGCAGCGCGTTTTGCGTCACGCTCTGCTTGACCAGCTAAGATCAAACGCGCAAATTTAATTTGACCTTCAGTTAATGATCCATATTTAGCAAAACCTTCAAGCAAAGAAGATGCCTTGTTATGCCATTGCATAGCCTGCAATCCTTCGATCAAACCTTCATTAGAAGAAATAAAATCAGATTTTAATGATTCTTTGTTTGCAACTTTACGCGCAACACGCTGTGTTTTAAGTTTGTTGCGATCTTCGCGGCTGGTCATAAAATAACCTTTTCCCTTACAAGCCAAGCAATTGCTGTTGCCATGACGGTTAGTGCCACCTGACCATTTGCCAGTACCAGCACATTGGCCGCAAGGAAATGTCTTGCGAGTAGAAGATGTTTTTACAGCAGGCTCATGGTCTGCAAGGCTGTCGATAAATGCGTCAAAGTTTTCCATGTTAAGTTCCTTTCTCAGTTTCTCTTTATATACTATATATAATGACCCTTGCTCAAAAAACAAGGGTCAGAAGAAAAGTTTTTTATTATTGTTTGTTTTCTAGAAGTTATAGTCGTAATGTTTAATGGCCGCAGTATGAAGGCTGTGGCGTCCGTGGCTGCTTTTCCAAGAGCCGTTTTTCTGAAGACGAGCGCGAATTGTATAGCCATCTGGATCTGACTTAATAATCCAAGCATTGCGCTGGTCACCATTGTTAGTGCAATGTGCAACAAAGCCGCCAGAAACAAACTCTGGCTTCCAATCGGATGCGCGTTCCCAAATCATTGAGCGCAGTTCAATTGTTTTGTCTGATACAACGCGAACAATTTGAAATGGGTTGCTGTCACTGTAGCCGTGATGATTTGCGTGGGTGTAATTTATGGCCTCGACAGCGTACTCATATTTTTTGTTGTACGTGCCGCAAAGGCTAACAGGTAGAGTTTCGATCATCTCTTCAGCCTCATCGGCAGTAAAGAAAACCGTTCTTGGAATCTCAGAAGACTGAAGATAACCGTGACGCATTTCGCTAAAGTAAGCTTTCTCCCCAGTGTGGCTGTTGCCCTCTTGGTCGCTAAGAGTTTCGATGACGGTGACTGTGTAACGTGTAAGCATTATATGCGCTCCACTTTTGTTACCCGAAGCATAATGATGGAAGACAAAGGATCTCCATCTTGATCTTTTGTATCTATAACTTTGTGGACAGCCATGTCTGCATCTTCTGCTTTTGCAAAGCCCCAGAATTTTTCAGCGTTGTTTTTTTCGCCAATTTCATAACTAACTAAATATTTGTTCATTGGTAGTTCCTTTCTCAGTGTTTCTCTTTATATACTATATATAATGACCCCTGCTCAAAAAACAAGGGTCAGAAGAAAAGTTTTTTATTATTGTTTGTTTTTATTTAGTTAGCAGTATTTTATGCCGCTATTTTTTGAGGAAAATTCTCCTCCATGAACTCCACCATTGCGTCGAAGCGGCTTGCCACTTCGCTCAAATCGTAGCACCCATGCTCATCTCTGAGGTGGTGGCCCATATCCCAAGCTAGGTCTTCTGCGTCTTGGGGCATGAATACCCAATAGGTTTCGCTCCATTTTTCGTAATCTACTTCAAACCCGTATTTTGCTTTCATCTTGTTGATGAATGGTCTGTGCTGGTCTGCAATTCGTTTAGGTTTACGCGCTTGTTCTGGTATTGTGATTTTATCAGAAGCCGTCAGCTCATACACTGTTTCTACGCGAGATCTGCGCTTTACCTTTTTGTCTTTAATGCTGACAATGCTTCTAGTAATGCCACAGACATAACGTCTGCCTTGCACAAGCTGGAAGTGATTACCAGCAATCACAAGGAACACACGATCAGCCGTGCGCTCTTTGATTGTTTGCTTGAGCCAGCCAGCAAGTGTAGGCTTGTTAAGCGTATTCAGATCATAGACCCACTGTACCTTTACACCACAAGCGTTGAACGATGAGATAAGATCATGGGTATGTGTCCCAGTAACTTTACGCTCACCAGTAAAGTGACGAATCAAACGTGCTGCTTCAGCAGTAGTCATTTTAGTAATTGAGCTAATCACGGCTGGGCCACAAAAACGATTTCTATCTGTTTTCTTAGTACCATTGTTGACTGGGTTAATTTTGATTTTCATTACACAGCCTCCTCAAGCCATTCGATGCATCGATCCCACTGGTCTGGACGATCAGTCAAACTGATGTCAAAACCTCCAGCGTCAATCACACCTTCTAAATAAATATCTTTGTCTGCCTCAAGAACATATTGATCTTTGACTGACTGAGTTGCGAGTGCTTTAATGGATGCTTTAGTGATTTTCATAAGTAGTTCCTTTCTCAGTGTTTCTCTCTATACACTTAATATAAGAACTCCTATCGATATTACAAGGGCTGGAAGAAAAGTTTTTTATTATTGTTTGTTTTTAATTGGTTATATACTGTATCCTTTGACCCTTAAACTTCGGACAAACATATTCAATTCGCTTCTTGCTCTAAACAGATCCTGCTCAACATTTGGATGCCTGTCTGTTCTGTTGTTTTCATTAATGTGTTTGTCCACTTGAGATACCAAAAATCTATGCTCTGCTTTTTGCGCTGGGTTCAGTTCCATTTATCGGGCCTCGCTTTTGGGCGCAGTGTCATAGACAGCATTTTAGTTTTAATACAATGAGCAGAGCTATTTTTATCGAAAGCTTTGATAGGTTCGTAGTAGGTTGTCAGGGCATCACCACATGCTTTGGCGCTGGGGAATAAAATCTTTGATTGAATCGGCTCCCCAGACAACGTGTAACTTAAAATCATTACAGTAAAATATGTCATTTCTTTTTTTCCTCCTGCCATCTTAAATGCTCTGATAATTCTGCAACTAAATGTTTAAAATGTTCAGGATCTATTTTAGCTACTGTATTGCCATTTTCATAAATATACAGTGCATCGTCACGCACTGACCAATAATACGTCCAGTTCATTTGTTTCCTTTCTTTTTGGATATTTCTTTATCAAATAATCAATACTCTTTTTATTTTCTTTTTTTGCTTTTTTTGATCCTCTAAACGCAAAATATCTTCCCTTGCTGTTTTGTTTAACATGCTCAACATTTGGATGTTTTTTTCTTATGGAATCTATTTTGGTTGTCCCAAATTTCTGACGCATTGCCCNTGGTCCNTAAAGCTTTCCATTTATTCTCCATGCAGATCTGTCTCCTTTTCTACTGTTTACATTTGGATTGGCATCTCTCATTGATCCTACATAATCAAACCCACAAGCTTGATAGATAGTTCCTATCTCTCCAGCTAAATCATCGACAGTGCAAGTTACAACTTCATATTTTTTTGGTAACATCTTCATTGATTGCCTGATTAATTTACTGGCAGAATGCGGATGCGCCCAGTGAACACACGCCCCACGGTTCAAAAGAATAATCTTTCCAGTGTAACCATACTTGTCCCAAATTCCTAAATTTTCTATATATTCTTGACCATAACAAACTACACCACCGCAAACATTATCAAAAAATATACCGTAAAAATACCAATTTACAGCAGCGAGACATCCCATCCATTCATATTCTTCTATTATTTTTTTCGCAGTTTCTTGTGTCGTTTCTCTTACAACTGCTTTTGAAATATCAACATCAACCTCATCCCACCAATTTCCGAATAAATCATCAGATTTTTTTTGAGCCATTTCATCTCTGACTATTTTTTGATGGGCTTTCATTTGTTTCCCCATTTTTTTTGAACTTCCATAATTTGCTTGGAAGCATCTGTTGCGCCCTTCCCAACAATCACGCAGTGACCAATTCTCTCAAGGTAGGTGATCATCTCTTTTTGTTCGGGGGAAAGTCGCCCACCAGTTTCTCGCTTCATCTCAACCCACAAATTCCACTCAGGAACAAACAGATCTGGAACTCCAGCCACAACGCCTTCAGCCTTGAACTTCTTGCCTGCCCCAATCGATCTTCTCCCACCATTTGGAATGGCAAAAATCAAAACCTTCGGAAACTGTGTCCTGAACCAGTTAACAAATCCAACCTGTTCATCATGCTCAGAAGGGTATGTCTTCGTGATCGAAATTAACGTGGATGACATTCTCTTTCGTTTCATCAATTTTTCTTTCCACTTTAGTGTAATCAAATTGAATAATCTCATCATATTTCGGATCATTCTTTGATGGTCGTATTTTTATTTTACTTGGCTTTGTCCAAAATTGACATTCATCAAGGGCATCATCAGTCGTATTAGCGTCAGCGTTTAAAGAAGATTTTCTGGCAGAATACCTACTGGCCGCATAGCCGCCGTGATCAGGACACAGCCACTCGGTGACTGATCGCATTCCTGCATAATATGTTACCTTTACACTGTCAGGCTTGCCTGCTTTTCTGTGACGCGCATAATAAACGCTGTCCACTTCAAACCACTCAGATTGCACCTGAGAGGATAGCATAGCTCCCTTATAACTGGAGGCAGCGTGATTTAATGTCGGGGGAGGAAACTGAAAGCCACACTCAGGGCATACCTGACAGGCTGCATGAACCATTCTCTGGCAGCTCTCGCACTGCTTTGTAGGAGCCTCACCATCATCACTGGCCGATTGATCCTTTGGTTTGACCTGATCGATAAAACCGTGCCGCTCAACATTCTGTCCATAATCTAAAATCAAACAATTTTCTTTGCCGTCTGCAATTCTAGTTCCGCGTCCAACCATTTGAACGTAAAGCCCAGTCGATGCTGTAGCCCTTATTAAAGCCACTAAATCCACTTCTGGGTGATCAAATCCTGTAGTCAACACGTTAACATTAATCAGGCATCGAAGCTTTCCACTCTTAAAGTCTGAAATTGTCTTCTCGCGCATTGCACTTCCATCAGCGCCTGTAACCACACCAACATCTATGTCATGTCGTTCAAATTCATCTGACAACATAAATGCGTGATTAACTCCAGAGCTGAATATTAACCAACTCCTGCGATCCTCACCCAACCGTACAATCTCTTCGACTGTAGATTTTACCAACTCTGGGTCAGACGCAGCCACTGCAAGATCATGCTCGACAAACTCACCACCGCGTTTTTTTACATTGCTTAAATCAATCTGCTTCAGACCACCCTTGCTGATTACTGGCGATAGGTAACCCTGCTCCATTAACATGGCCACTGGTATGTCATGGGCGATGCCATCGAAGATCGCGCCTTCGCCTTTGTGAAGATAACCAGTATCCAGCCGATATGGTGTTGCAGTCAGACCAACTACTTTAACTTGCGGATTACACCTCTTCAGATCAGTAAGAAACTTACCATATCTGGTTGATGAATTTTTGGGTAGCATGTGCGCCTCATCAATCAAAACAAGATCAGGTGCAGGAACAATGTCATCTGCCCTTTCCCAAACGCTCTGGATGCCTGCAAACGTAATCGGGCGGTCTAGAACCTTCTGCTTCAAACCAGCACTGTACATGCCAAAATTAGCCTCTGGGTACATTTTTAGCAGGCCATTAGCACCTTGCTCAAGAAGCTCTTTAACGTGCGTCACAATCAATACTCTTGTACCTTGAAACCCCATAGCATCTTTTACAATCTGCGCGATGATCGCAGTCTTGCCAGATCCAGTCGGAGCAACGATCAGTGGGTTATCTCCAGCCTTGCCAGCCCAGTAATTGTACAGGCCATCGACAGCTTCTTTCTGATAATCTCGAAGTTCAAAGGTCATCAGCTCATCCTCCTTTCAAATATCTCGCGGCTGTTGTTTTGGTTTCGGATCACCTCGCCACTGTCCTGATCTTCATACTCAACAAAGTCATCTCCAGCGTCCATCACTTCTAAATCGTTTGGCATAATCTGGGGAATGTACAGGTGTTCATCACAAGTCACAGCAGGCTTGCCCTTTGCACAGCTCCATGTACCATCCTTCTCAGGCGTAACATGACTGCATGTTCGACAGCTCACCTCTGGTATCTTACACCCATGACAAACAGCCCAGAAATTGCAGAACTTACATTCCCAATTGCTAGGATCTTCAGTAATTTTATTCGGAGGCAAGTCAGAAAATATAACTTCATTAGCTTTGTCTATCAGACCTTTGGCCTTTGTCTTATCAAGCTTAATTCTTTCTCCGTACATTTCATCTGTGTTTTTATTTACACAGAAAAAATAACAACGATCTATGTCGGACAAGTACATTCCAATCTGGCATTGCGCCCAGTAAATTGGTTTGGATTTCTGGCAACCTAAATTCTTCATCGCCTTGAAATTCTTGTCGCTCATTGTTTTGAACTCAAGAGTGTGCGGCTTTTTACTTTCCGTAAATCCCTCGCCTACGCCATCCAAGCTCAAACCAAAATGACCTCCTGCTGCGCTAAACCTGACTTGTTGACCAGTATCTGGATCTCTCTCCCAGACTGTCACACCAACAGCTCTAAGGTTTGATACAATTCGATCCTCCTCACGATCACCAGTCTCAAACAAACGTAACATACGTCCATCAAAGTTTGGTGACCATGCATGACGAAACTCATACCACAAAGCTCTTTTGCAGGCAGTTCCAATTCGACTGCCGCCCAAATGTGGGCGATGATCGTTTTTTCGTTTGTCTTTGTAATTTTTGTAGATCGCAGTAATTGTGGCTGGATCTTCAAATTGTTTAAGATCCATCTTTCTTTTTGTCCTTATGCTCAAAATATCTTTTCAAGCTAATTTTCTGCACTTTCATTTTCACTCTCCTTCTTTTCTTGTAATGGGGTGACTCGCACCCCATCCCAGCAAAAGAACTATCGTTTCCACGGTGGAACACTAACACCTCCAGCAGCTCCAGCAGACGAAACGGCAATAGGCGCACCAGTGACAGCCGCAACCACATCTGATGCAGCCTCGTAGCCCTTAACCTCGTTAGAGGCACTATACTGGCCGTTTGATAACTTTACAGATATCTTTACCATAAGCGGCTTGTCACGCAGCTCAATGCTGTCTTTTGGATTAGGTACATCAATCGCACGACAAATACTGGACAGGCTTCGTTGGGCAATCTCAACAGCAACGCTGTTCGGATTCTTCAGGTTTAATCGATCAAAGACTTTACGTCCCTGATAGTCTCCTTCGATCACTTCAAACGTGAGCTGAAGGTATGACCCTGTCATCGCCTTCGTTGGCTTTTCTTCAGTGTTGGTAATCACACACTTGTACCAATTTGCTGGTAACACTTCGTATGATGTTGCTGGCTCGATTTCCAGCGCGTTAAATCCATTCAAGTCCATTTGAGTTTCCTTTCTACTCTGATACAAAATCTGAAAATGGGTTACCCTCAAAAGTAAAGGGCAGCGGCTCAGTGATATTGAACCTATTCTTAGTCACGCTAGAGGCTTGTGGATAACACAATATCTCGCGTTTACCGTCAGAAATGGCACGTTTTTTATCGCCATCTCCTCTCGTAAATGTCTTCAGTCGGATCAATCCAACTAAGTCAACATTATCTGTATAATGTGGAATGCTCTTTTTGTGCATTCTTACGCAATATCTTGCGTAAGGGTCCATGTCTGGCAGATCCAAAGTCTCGGTATCTGCGTGGCCAATGAATACAACATTCATACCAGTTTCGTATGCTAGTGACCCAGCCCACTCCCTAATCTGTCTGTGCTTCTCAGCGGCTGTGCCATACCCTGCGCCATAGCCACCACCAGCTTGGTTAATTGACTTGGCTTTCGGATCAGCCGCAACAATCTCAGCTTCTATCATGGTGGCCAACTGAGTTATGCTGTCGATAACAAGCGTCTTGAAGTCATGTTTTTCTGTCGCCAGAACTTCAATAGCATCCAAAACATCCTGAACTGATGTTGCCAAGGGAAACAGGCTGACATTATCGTTTCCCTGCAAACTGGCCGTGCCGTCCTCTGTTCTTATAAAGACAGGCTTCGGAAACATAGCTGCCAGTGTGGTCTTGCCCATGCCGCCTTCGCCAAACAAAGTAGCAATAATTGGCCGTTGACCTGTTGGCTTGGATAGTGATTTAAGATTTATTGCCATTACAGCGCCTCCACTTTTACGCCGACTTTGCCAGCTTTGGTTTCAAATGCCTTGGCGATCTTACGCCACAACGCAGGCTCTTTTTGTGCCAAGTAACGACAACCCACCCCATCAGCAGTTATGCTGTGCTTAATCGGGTGCATATTTTCAGGGATTTTGTCTTTTATTTTATCCCACATAATTGGATCAACTTTACGACTGACAGGCTGTGTCAGTGTAACTTTGTGC